CTCGTCAAGCGATGCGGCTTCCCAGATGGGATAGAAGTGAAGACCAATTGCGTTGGAAGATGGAACAACTGCACCAGAGATGATGTTGTTGCCATACATGAGACTGCCAGCGACGGGCTCACGGATGCCGTCAATATCGACGGGAGGTGCTGCTACGAATGCAACAATGAAGCAGATAGTTGCTGCAAGCAGTGTTGGAATCATAAGCACACCAAACCAACCGACATACAGACGGTTATTGGTGGAGGTTACCCACTCGCAGAAAGATTCCCAGGTTGATACGCCTTGTTGGCGTGAGAGAGTTGAACTAGACATTCTGAATTTAACTAAAAGTAAGACCATCAGGGAAATGGTGGAGTTACTATTCCTTCCCCACCCTTAGGGGAGGTATGAGAGACGTATTTAACGACCCTATAGGTCTCGGTTTGGGGTCGCAACAATAAGAAAAGAAACGTTACATTTCTTAACCCGTTGATGTATTTATAATAGGAGAAATTTCATCCCCTGTCAAGCCCCTTAGACAGATTCGCAACTGTCACTCTTCTGGAATTGCTTGCGACACTTCTTAACTTCTTTCAGTTCGTCCTTGATCATCTTGTAAGCATCCTCAGCAGAGATTCTTTTAGACATCTCCATAGCAGTGATGACCTCTACCCGTGTGCCAAAGTGCTTCAGTGCTTCTTCAAAGCAGTTTAATTCTTCATACATTGTGGTCTTCTCCATAATCAAAGGTATTACTTAGAAACTCATACATGGTGGGAAGACGATCTGCAAGACGCTTCCTCTTCTCATACAAGTCTTTCCAAGTTTGAATAGTCCTATCAGACACTGTGCATGGATACCCAAAGTATCCATAGTGACGTGTGTTGATATTGTGATGACCAGATCCAGCAAGAATATATGCAATAGGCATGTGTCCTGTAGGAATAGGATCACCAGAGACCATCATATGTCGGACAGATTCATGAGTGCCTTCCTGCTTATACTCCACCTCATCAGTGACTGCTCTCCAAAATGGGGTGTCACGACGAGTTGAATAATAGTAGTGTGCCTCTACGAATTCACGCCATCCATCCATGTGCTCAGACAGGTCATGGTTGAAACGATCCCGAGCAAACTGTCCAGGAAGTTTCTCCTCTCTTAGGATATCAAGGAGTGCCAGGATACCATGGTGAGTATTGAAAAGAGACGTGGACTCTAGTGGCTCAATGAAACCATAGGAGAGTCCAATGGATACACAGTTACCAGTCCATGCTCTCTCATGCCTACCATTTCTAAAGTTAATTTTCTTGGCATCATCATAACCAAACTCTTCCCATGCTTCATCATCTGTCGTATACTTAGAAGAGTATACATATCCACGACTCACGAAGTCATAGGTAGGGATAGTCCACTGCCATCCAGCAGACATTGCCTTAGCGTTAGTGTAAGGCACCATCTCTTTCTTACGGTTGAGATAGTCAGTCTTAACTACGAGAGCACTATCTGTCAGGATGGTGTCGAATTCGATCCAGGGACTGAGCGCCCCCGAGAGGACACTCGATTGGCCCGTACAGTCGATATAGAGATCACCGTATACCTCTTTTGGTTTGATGTCGTGCGGTCCTCGGTCCACCATGACACTTGTAATATTTCTTCCGTCATAACGAGTTGACTTAACCTTAGAATCAACCACCGTAATACCTTCACAGAAAGTATCTTTAAGATACTCTGAGAATGCTTTTGCGTTGATATGGAAGGACCTGTCTTTATTGAGGTCATATGGGAATAGCAATTGATCGTTGAGTGGCATCTTCCCCTGCTCAGCGACCGTCACAAACGGCATAAACACATCTGCAAACGGGGGAAGATTCTCTGGATGGAATGCTTTTGCTTGCATCCAATCATGGTATTTATTCTCCCTATCTACAGATTGTCCATTAGGATAGTGAAATACTTCACCTTCAGCAACGAAATCTTCAAACCTAGAAGATGATTTGAATGTTGCTCTAGCAGCAGGAAGGAATACATCATCAGTAATCCCCATGTATTTGAGATACTGATTGATATGTGGTGTAGTTGACTCTCCAACACCAATCGATTCACCACCTGTGATGATAGTGATGTCCCACTCAGGGAATGTTTTACAAAAAGCGGCGGCAGTCATCCATCCAGATGTGCCCCCGCCTGCGATAACAACTCTCATGATTGCAGTGCTTTCCAATTATATAATTCTGATTTAACTTTCGCCTGTGCCATAGCATAGAAGTCGCCCTTATATTTTGCCAACTCCTCTTCTAAGGGATCCTCTTTTGTAGGGATGACACCACCAAACAAACCATTGCTGGTGAAGTAGTGACAGAATTCATAGATGCTAGAATCAATCTGCTCACCATTGCGGACGCAGCACATTAGACACAGTGCTCGCTTCTCAAGATTTTCATCGGTGTAACGCCAATCAGCATTCATTTGGGACAATCCGTAGTTTTGCTTTAGTGTCTGGTTGATTCATCATACTACAGAGTTTCATGAGAAACTCTGCTTTTACCTTGGAGAGACCATTATAATTTTTGAGTGGCACCCAAGAGTCTTTGTTTAGATATTCAATGGTGTAAGTCACCGCCTCTACGCATACACAAGTTTATTTAGATATTGGTTTGCGAAGACTTCACGGTTACCTTTGATACCCCATCCCAACCAGTAGAAGGAAGGCACCATATATTGAGAGATGGTATAACCATGACCCTCAAACTCAGGGAGCACCGCTTGAAACTGTGACTCGTTGATCATAAAAGCCGTTTGACCCTCAAGAGTGGAAGGATCAAACCCAAAACGATCAGAAAAGATACCGAGATTAAGATAGCGTCTTATACTGGTCCACTGAATAAGACCATAACCCCCATAACGGCAAGCGTGGTAAGGAATTCTAGACCCTCCCTCGCATATGTCGGGATGGAAGTTACTTTCCTGTCTAATGTTTCCCATGATCGCAGCAAGTGCTTTGGGATCTGAGATTTTAGTTTTTTCTTGGAGTGTTTTGAGGACATATTTTTCATTGTCGTTACAGTCTGGACACTTCCAAGACTTGTAAACGACTTCAACGGGGATGGGGACTACTTCCTGCTTATCGACACTCACACCGACAGCAGGAGGTGCAGTAGGTGTGAGTTGCACTGCACCTACTGCTGCCAGTGCGCTTAGTCCTAGTGCTGCAAGATTCATACGTTTCATGAGACTACATCTAAGTATAGAATAAAAAAGGAGGGGCGTCAACTGGATTGTGCCAGTTACCCCTCCGTCTGCGGTGACGATATGCAGTTATTTATTCGTCTCCAGACTGAGAAACTATTGCACCACCGATAAAGGTGGCACAGAGGACAGCAACGATCGCCAATAATTCCATTACCAAATGCCAGGAATAATCTGACCTGTGGCGGCGTATGCACCCATTGCTGCTACGATACCCAGCATTGCTGCAAGACCATTAATTCTTTCTGCGTTTTCATTCATTGGTGTTTCCTCCGTAAGTTTTTAAGTAGTTTAGCACAGTCTCTGGATCAGAAACTGTATAGGGATCATCAGGACAGTTGCCAACCTTGCCAGGCTCTTCAAACATTTGCTCGATTACGCCATTGTTGACAACCATAGCATATCGCCAGGAGCGATATCCAAAGCCGAGGTTTGCTTTCTCGACTTGCATACCCATGGCACGAGTGAAGTCACCGTTGCCATCGGGGAGCAGTTTTACATTCTCTATGCCTAGAGAATTTGCCCATGCATTCATTACAAAACCATCGTTGACAGAGATGCAATAAACTTCGTCAACACCAAGGTCCTTAAACTCTTGGTATCGATTATCGTATCCTGGAAGTTGTTTGGTGCTACAGGTGGGGGTGAATGCCCCTGGAAGAGAGAATACTACAACTCTCTTTCCATCAAAGCATCCGTAACTACCAGATTTAATAAAGGTTTGCTTCTCCTTATCGCGAAAGGTGAAGATAGTATCAGGTACTCGCATGATGTGGTTTGTGCTCTTGGTCTAAAGGTTTGGATGATTCAAATGGAGATCGCGACTTATTCCTAATAACAATAAAGGCATCCTTCTGGTATGTAGTTGTGCCAAATGGTTTTGACCATTTTGGGTTAGCATTCTCTGACTGATGGATGCCACTGAAGGCACAACCTCCAATGGCAACCTCAAGATCATCATTATTAACATCCCATCCAAGGGTAGAGACCGCTTCGATGAGTGCTTCTTGTGTCCAAGATTGTCCAATCATAGTGTGTTACCAGATTCCGAAGAATAGTTTACCAGTTGTTGCGTAGGAAAGCAAGGCAGCAATGAAACCCATCATTGCCCAGCGTCCATTCATTTTCTCAGCACGCTCTGCATGTGATTCAAAACCGTAACGCTCACGGTCTTCCTCCGTCATATACATGGCGGGCTCGACTGCAAACAAGTTGTTTTGACCGCGCTCGTTAGTTGTGACTGTCATGGTGTGTTAAGAAATGTAACTCTGAGAGTATATATACTCTGTTGAGTTTTGTCAAGAGTCTGCGTAGTCTCCGAATGAGATCACGTCAGCACCTCCTGACGAAGAGAAGGAGATGGTGTCTGCTGCTACAGGACCAGTCAGATAATCACTGGACAGGGTGAAGTTGTAGTCACCTCCTCCCAGAATCCAAGGATCAGTCACCTGCTGGTCTTCAGGAGCGTCTTGATAGATACGATTGAGACCAAGGTAGTGACGCCACAATTCAGAGAGGGTATTCTCATCGTAGTTAGCATCGAGTGCGGTCTTGAATGCTTTCTTTGCAGCATCTTTGGCTGCTTCAAGGTTGTGCTTTAATGACATCTTTGATATAGCAAGGGACATTATCGGGATCGAGCCACTTCGTATAGTCGAAGTCACTCATTGCTGTATCTAACTGCATTGCATTGTCGCAGAGATACATGTCTTTGTATTTACCAGTGTAGGAATCAGCCTTCTGGATACGGTAGTCAGGTTTCCCATTGATCTCCAGAATGCCACACTGGACATACCGATAGGGAAAACGCTCAAGCAGGACAGTTGGTTTCATGTGAAGAGTGATTTGTAAACCGCTTCAATATGCATATTACCATGAAAATACCCTGCCGCAATAGTGGTCAGGGTCAGTATGCCAAGTGTCACGAGGACACATAGGTTTGGGACAGGTGATTTCATTGACGAAGTGACTTGAGATACTCCAGGACGTATGACCTGATATACATCAACTCATGGTAGCACTCTTGGTTGTGAGCACATCCCCTGAGTTTGGGATCTGGTTTGTGGACCGATTCAATAAAAAGATCAAGTCCTCTATTCCACTTGTCGTCCTGAGTCTCCATATGTCTCCTGTTTTGTGTGGGTATTAAATGAATGAAAACCATCCAGTTATAATCATTTTTTCATATTCTTCAGTGACAACACCACGATGGTGGTGTGTCCAATCAGCAGGCCAAATCACAGTGTAACCTTTCGTAGCGTCAACGTATTTGTCTTGGTGAAACCACTCTGTGCCGCCGCCAGGAGCGTCGTTAAGGTAGGTCATGAAGACAAGATGCCTAAATGTATTCCCAGGTAATGCATTAGATCTCTCTGTATGCCATTGTTTGAATCCTCCGCCAGGAGGATAACATTGCATACTAAGAGGCTCAGCTACTTGAAATCGAGAAGTCTCACAAAAAGGAAACCTCTCGACATATTTATTTAATACTCCCTGAAGTGCCAGCATATAATTTTGGATTTCAGGGAGAGCGAGTTGGAATGGGATATGTAAGTCTAACGACTCTTTGTAGTCTCGGTCCACTACAATATCACCATGCCTATAGACTCGCCCCTCATGAGTATTAAGAAGAGTTTGATTACGCCAAAATTGAATCAAACCATCCACAACGGACTCATCAATATAGTCACCCCAGATAAAATCTGAGATCTTTTCACAAAATCGTCCTTTGTATGCTGTTACTTCATTTGTCATAATACATCCCGACCAGGGTGAGTTTAGTGCCGTCCCAAGGCAGGGTCATTTGACTCCACCAGGGTAAGATTTACGTCGCTTCCAGGACTCCATCTGCAATCATAGTATCTATTAGAATCGTATAGTCCTCTTCAACATCAAGTCCCCAGAAGTGGACGTGACGGTCACTCTTGTCACTGTAGAAGCGACAGAGTGAGGAGAAGAGGGATGGATACTCAATGTCAAGGGCAATGTTGCCATTCACAGCATCCTTCAGAAGTTGGAGACTTTCTCCAAAGCGATCTCTAACAGTCATGACTGCTCTCCTATTTTAGGTTGTGCCCCCCGTAGGGGATGGGAGATAAGGGGATCGAACCCCCGACCCACTCGGTGTAAACGAGTTGCTCTACCGCTGAGCTAATCTCCCTGGCGTCTCAGGTAGGATTCAAACCTACGACCGACCGCTTAGAAGGCGGTTGCTCTATTCGCTGAGCTACTGAGACAGGAAATTAACGATAGATTATAGGATCACCCTCCCATAATGACTTCTTCACATAGTCAACATGTCCCCTAAGGTTATAGGAAACGATTGTGCGTCTAACCTCTGATTGATTAGGCATAGCCTCATGTGCAATGGTTGAAGGGAAAATAATCATGTCACCTTCTTGGACTTCAGGTATGAAATCCACAAGGTTACCATTCCAAGGATTGTTAAACGGTGAAATAAACTTTGTTGGTGTGTGATGCTGTGGGTGGAATTCAACATAGATTACTGAAGACCATCCACTGTGTCCATGGTTGTGTAGACCATGAGAGTTACCTTTGAATGCAGTCTGAAACCACATGTCAGTAAACTCTACACGACGTTGCTCGGTAAAATCAGCAAGGCAGGGTTTGATGATGTCAATAACAACGTTAGCATATGGTGGGAGATTCTTATTAGCAACCCCCTCAAAGAAGTCTGTATAAACACCCACTCCCTGATCCAGGTGCTCCTGACTCAGTTTGGGAAGTGACTCCAGAATACGTTGTTTATTTTCTTTCCAGTTGGGAATACGATATTTTACCAACGGGACAGAAAACATATCATAAATGTCTCTCATCACGCCTCTGCCAACTCTCTGATCTTATGTGCTATTGCCTCAGCATTAGCGATGTTTCCCTCCTCAATCTCATCATGCAGTTGGTCCACCATAAACTCCATGATCTCCTCAAGAAATTGAGTGTCCATTGTCCTCCCCTGTATGACTTGTAAATTATATATCAGGAAATAGGTCGCGTCAACCCTTATAGTGCTTGATAAACCACTCAGCGTCCACTACGACAAGTGGTTTCTTTCGATTCTTTTTCATGAAGAGAATAGGCTCATGGTCTCCACTGTTGGCGGTCGCCTGGTCATAGGCATCCCAAACATTGAGTCTCTCGACATTTTTACACTCGATAGAGAATGGAAATTTTTGTCTGGCATCTCGTGCCATGATTAGATCTTCGCCACCAGCACCCATGCTGCGAGACTCGATGTCTTCTGGATGGACATCGCGATGCTCGATCAACATATCTCTCACCCACTTCTGGAAATTACGTCCCTTCGCCTTAGCACTCTGTGGTTTCATCTTCCCTCTCTTTCATCCAGTGCCTCATGAATAATTTCCTTCAACTCAATACGCTCTTCTGCTGTGAAGATTGTACGTTTCCTTACTGGCATGGGAGGATACTCACGTTGTGAGTTGATGATACCTTTACCAGGCAATGACATGCCTTGTGTGTCGATCTTATCCTTCGACATCTTCTTCATCCTTTTTCTTATTGAATCCGAAGGGGGCAAGTTTATCTTCCAGTTTTAATTTGAGAGCGATTCCTCCTACTGCTTCCATAACCTTCAGGATATCTTCGGGTTTGGCATCCTCTCCTAATTCTTTGGCGACATACCAATACTTTGGCCAAAACTCTTCGCCTGCTTTCTTGTAATCTTCAACTGTTAAAATTTTCATTAGTCAGTGTATCCATCATCGTCATCATCAAAGCGATATCCAAACCTAGAATTTGACTCCCGCTGAAGATATTTATCAGGGTCTTCTTTGATCGCATCTTCTAAACTCTCCGCCAACAACTTGAGATTGTGTGCGATCAGTTTTACTTTTTCGTAATTCATAATGACTCCATAAAAAAAGAGGACCCGTAGGTCCTCCTATTTATCATTTGTTGTAGGTGTGACCGCGATAGCAGAATGTGCCATGGGTTTCATCAGCGCCTTGCTTGCACTCATACTGCACACCACGATATGCGGTGTGGGCAATCTGAGCGTCGTGAAGTGCTGCTGCCTTCTGGATCTGCTTCTTGATCAGAGTAAGTGTGTTCATTAGATTGACTCCTGAAAGTTTGGGTGAGGTTTTAAGTCTCCCGTTCCTTCAGTCGTGTGCGTCCCAATACCACTGACACTCTGGTGCTGAGTCCTTAAGGGTCTCAATCAACTCAACCTTCACAGTATTGCTAAGGTTTTTGTTTGCCTCAATCTT